CATTATCACCAAATTCTTCATCAACAACATAAGGTAGTGTATTTCTTAATAAATTTGAATTATTAAAATCAAAATCTTGTGTTAAAATAAGATTATCATTTATAATTGGTGATCTATAACTTTTACCAATGAAATATGGATATTTACCCTCTAGTTTATTTGTGCCAGTTCCTAAACCAACTGATGTAAAGTAAGCATATATTCCATTAGGAAATTCTGGAGTTTTACAAAATCTTCCATTATGAATATCCAAATCACCTGTTCCATCAAAAATATAATCATCAATAAAAAATCCCTCCTTAAATCCATTAGGTCTATTAACAAGATTTGATACATCAAGTTTGTATGATGTAGAAATAATCTTTAAATCTGAATTTATATTATCAGGATCAGAATAACCAAACGGACCATATATTGGATTACCATCGTATGCCCAACCAATTATTGGAGAGTGTTGTGTTATTTGATCAAATTCACCATTTTGTGAAGTTGTAAAACTTTTTTCAAGAAAACTTGCAATTAATTGAGAATATCCTAAAATTCCAAAAGTTAATGATGCATCTCTTGAGGTTAAATTAAAATTACCAAACCTCTCTGTATCATTTAAATTTAAACTTCTTACTCTAGCACTAAATGATGCACTTGATCCTCTTGGTATGACATCAACTTCAGTGTTATCACCATATCCTACACCACTGTTTATTACGGTTGCACTTACTACCTTTCCATTTTCGATTATTGGTCTTATTCTGGCACCAGAACCTGTTCCAGTATCACTTATTATTACCTCTGGTATCGAATTATATTCAGATCCTTGATTAACCACTGCAGCACTATCAACTCTACCATTAACAATAATTGGTTTAATTTCAGCATTCTTACCATTTTCTACTTTTATTTCGGGTCTGACTTGATGATTTAAAATAGTTGAACCATAATTAGTTCCACCCTCATATAAGTAAGCACCAGTTATTTCACCAGTAACGATAGGAGTTAAAGTAAATATTCCAGTTACTGTTGAACCATACGATACTTGAATATTAACATTTATGTCTGGATATTTGAAAATGTGATATCCTGATCCTGTAGATCTTAAATCAACGTATTTACCTCTTTCATAATCTGCTGTAGATGTGCCTCCAACACCAGCGTTAGATAATTTGAATGTATCATCATCAATTTTTTTTACAATATATGATGTGCTTGTGTTTAGTCCAGTAACAGGAGTTGATGCTGAATATTGAATAATTTCTCCACTTAGGAAACCATGATTTTTAAAATTGATAGTATCATATGATGTAGAAATTCCAGATGGTTTAACTCTCAACTTACGATGAGTATATCCAGAACCAGATTCTATTACTTTAATGGATGATAAAGTTGTTTTATTCTCAGTTCTAAATCTATGAATACCACTAGCAGAGGTATCTGTTGCTAAACCAACAGTATTAATACCTGCTAATCCAAATAAAGCATCTTCTTTGTTATTAAAAATTCTAACAGTTGTAGGATTCACAATTCTGACATAATATGGATCACCATCGGATAATGACCCAGTTGTGGTATTCAATCCTTCATATGCTGAACCTATTCCAATCGGAGCGTTGCCATTGCTACTATAATATACCAATTGACCGTTTTCTAAATTATGTTGTTTTTTGAAAGTGATTGTTTCATCATCTATATCAATTCCACCATTAAAAAATATATTTCTACTATCAAATTCTAAAAATCTATTTCTAATACCAACTACTGGTTGAAGAACACAACCAGAACCATTTCCACCTGTTATTGAAACACTTATTACATTTTCAATATCAAAATTTTGAGGATCAACAATAATCTCTTTTACACTACCAGTGATAATTGGTTCAACTAATGCAGGTGTTCCTGATGAATTTTCAACACTTATAGTTGGAGGATTTACAATATCATAATCTTTTCCAGAATTTATTACATCTACAGATTCAAGAGGTCCATAAAAAATATTATCATCAGATATTGGAGATCTTATTTGAACCCCATCTTTTAATATACCAATATCATTTACAGGAGACTCATGTTTTGATGATACAAATAAATTCTGTGATAGTGGAATTCTCCTTAAAATTTTATCTGCTTCTAGTTCTCTATTCGCATGCTTTTGAAGAATAAAATTATGTCCTGTTGTTGTTCCAATACCAACTTGAACAGTGCTTGCAGACCCAATTTGGTTTGAAGATTGGTATAAGGCAATTTTTGAAATACTTTGATTTGCTGGAGGTATTATAGGATCAACATAATATGTTCTTCCAGACTCTAAACCTGATAAAACTTCACTAACAGGAGAATATACAACAGCGTCTCCTTGAATAAATTTAATATTAGTGTTTGGAGGAGGTGAAAATTCAATAAAACTATATGTATTTTTTATATTATCAAACCCATCTACATTATCACCAGATGTTGTTTCTTTAATAGTATCAACAGTAATATCATAACTTGGTAAAGAATTAGAAGCTACATAACCATCTGTATTTCCATCAGTGTATACATTCAATACATCCGATATTAAAATATTATTACCCTGTTTTATGTTTACACCACTACTGGATGCAGTTTCAATATTTCTCCTTATATCATATGATTCATTTGGATCTTGATTAAATCCTGCAATATTCGATACTGTAATTTGACTTAAATTATTATTGACACTAGCGACTGTTCCACTACCTGCTATAACTTGTTCACCTCTCTTAAGAATATCAAATGAATCACCAACTTTTAAATTTGATTCGTCAATTGATGTTTTAAGTGAAAATGTTGACCCAGAAATTTCAACTTGAAATCTTGAACTGGTATTATATTTCCATGAATTAGCAAATATTTCTTTATATGATTCATTATTATTTTTTATTTTTTCACCAACATTTTTTACAAATATGTTTTCTCCCTCATTAACCAATTTTACATCAGTTATTGGAACTAACTCTGAAAGGACACCTGTTATTCTTAGATCAACTCTTTTAGATAAATCTCCATTCTCATATCCAAATATAGTTTCATTTGAACGTATATCATGTGCTGTGCCAATTCCAATGCCTACACCTGTGCAACCAAAAAATTGATTTATAGATTTTGAGGTATAATCAATTGTATTTTGACCACTTATAATAGTTCCTGTTGTTCCAAATCCTACAGTTGAATCAACTGATATGACAGAGGCACCAGAAGATACTTCAGATAAAACTTTTGTTTTACCTGGAACAGTAAAAATACCCTCAATCAAATCACGGTCACTAAAACCTACAAATAATGATATTTTATAATAAGATTTTGAACCTCTTGAAAAAATTTCTACTTCGGAAACCGAAGCGTTTGTCGAGGTATCAGTTGATTTGAATATTGTTTGACCAACTAAATTTTGTGGTTCTCTATCAGTTGATATTAGATCAGCAACGATTACTTCTCTCCTAATAAATTCAGCACCTGATGGTTTTATTAAGTTACCTTCCAAATCTAATATTGTTGATTCAACACCATATAATACTTTAAATAATATTCTTATTGATTCTTCAATACCTTTTGATTGATAAAAAGATCGAGCAAATTTAACAAAATTTCCTACATCAAGATTTGTAGCAAAATCATTATCCTCTAAACCTGGTAAAAATGTCCTTTTTAACTTTTTATAAAATTCTTGTAAAAATAATACTGATAGATTAGTGACAGTTGAACCAGAAACATGTGAATCTGCTACCGTATCATCAAAAATTAACTTTTCACGATTAATTTCAAGTAATGAAGATGACACTCCAACATTGTAACCTGATATACCACTAAATCCACGAATACATCCAGTGAACGTTGTAGATGTAATTCCTGTATATGATATTATTTCATTATCGATTTTTAGTAGACCATATTCAGATGGAAAACCTTTTGTGCTTGGAACTGTGATTACAGTATCGGTTGATGATAATTCAGATTCTATACTTGTAGTTCCAACAATCACTTCTGGGACTAAATTATCTGATTTTAAGTATTGATCAAAATTATTAATTAAATCACTAGGACCACCTTGAAATTCTTGGGAAATATAATATTGTTTGAAAAATTCAGCAGCATTAGGAAAATCAGATACTACAAACTCAGGTAATTGATTTTCAATAATAGTATTGACTTGTATTCTTTTGTCAATTTGTGACATAAATTATTTCCTCTCTAAATCTCCATTAGAGTAACTTGAAGTATAGTAATCTCTAGTAAATACAACCCCTGAAACATCTTCACCTGAAGCAATTACATCCTTAAACATATTTATTGTGCTTTTTGAAACATCAAAACTGAGATATAGATCTTTCAATCCAACAACATCATTAGATTCTGGAAATGCTTGAATCTCAATTATGTTATTTTGTGATGTAGTGGATGTTATGTTAATAGTGTTTAAAATTACTTCTCCTTTCATATAATCAACTATTCCTGCTTCCCTAATCAAAACTATTTGCTGATCCTTGTCATTTTTAAATACGACACTTAAAGTTCCTTTCATACTACCATCAAGATTACCTGCAGCATCTTTATTTGGAACGTCAGTAAAATATGAAATTTTATCAGAACCTGAAACTGTAAATCCAGTGCTCTTAATATTGAAACCAGCAGGATTTATATTAAATCTGTTACCAAAACATAATTCATATTGTGCAAATTGATTTAATAATGCTTTCATATCTCTTCTTATAATCACTTTTGTAATATTGGAAGTAATACCATTATCAACACGATCAATCAATGTGTTTAATTTACTATATTTGAATCTTCCACCAAATTTATTAATCTCCACATTATTTGCATACTGATTAAGTGATGATACAATTAAAGTTCTAAGATTTGCTGCAGAAGCAACTTGTGCTGGATTATAATAAATGGTAGAATTCAATTCTACATATAGTATTTTTAAATCAACTATTTCTGAATTTATACCAGCAATAGCGTAGTTCTTTAGTTTATTTTTTATTTGAGTTTTATCAAAATCTGATACATAAGTTCCATTTTTTGGTTTAATACTTATTTGAACTTGTCCAAACTTTGGAGGATCTAATTCCTCTCCTCCAACCACTGCAACTGATTCAGTTTGTGGAAAAATATTTTGAATTATTGCTTCATAATCTCTTGGTGTAACTGCTCTATATTGTGCTGAGTAAAGTCTTGGAGCGAAATACTTAATAGAAGACACATCTTCGACTGGAGCACCGTTAGAAGCGTTTGTAACCGTAGTAACTGTAATATTATCTGTAGGTGTAAAGAGAATTCCATCACTCTTTGTAAAAGATCCTTGGAAACTAAAATTAGAAGGACCGTTTCCAGATTCTCCTTCAGTAACAATGTATCTTGCAGTTATTATTGAAGCATTTTCTAATTTTTTACCAAATAAATCATCACCAAATAATATTTCATATTTTTCATCTTGAACTTCTTGAGCAAGATATATTTCAGAAGTTTTAGTAATATTTAAAATATTATCAACCATTGAATATTTTCTTCCAAGACCTACATCATTAGTTCCTTTTACATAAACTCTTAAAGTAGAACTATCAATATTAGGACTATCAATTATAAACCTTTGATCAGTCGATGCATCTACTCTATAAACTCTTTGAAGTAGAGTTCCTTCATAAACACTGATTGGATCGTCAAATTGTGCAAATGATGTTCCATTTATATCAATAACTCTTGTTGATGTGATTTCATCAGGTATTGAAAAACGATATGTGGTATTTTCAGAGTTACCAACACATACAAGACCTGAACGTAGTGTTAAGAACCTTGGAGTGCTATCATTTGTTGTTCCAACATTTACATCACCAATGTTAATTGTAGCGATTGCAGCGGTTTTTGAGCGTGGCACATAACCAATATTTCGTGCAAGAGAAACCACGTTTTCACGAATCGTTGCAGAATCTAAAAATGATTCATTAGCAACTAAATTTGCATTAAATGCATTAATATAAGTATTATACGCTAAAGTATCAATTAAAACCGAAAAGTTAGAACCTTCAAAATCAAAATCAGTGAAATTTGAGTTTGAACGGAGGAAATCTTTTATTTGAACCTTAATTTGGTCAAAATCTAGAGATGTAAACTGTGTAAAGGGCATATTATCTTGTCGGTTCTAGAATAAAGGTAAACGATTGAGTTGGAACGTCCAATCCATTGATTTCAAAAAGCACTTTAACCTCAAAACTATTCAAATCAGGCACTGCATCTACTTCGACACCAATTTGACCAACTCTAGGTTCAAAATTTCTTATAGTATTCCGCACTTGGTCTTCAATTACCATCACAGTTGAACGTTCAAAGTTCTCAAAGAGAGAGTCTCTGATGCTTGTACCTAAATTTGAGTTAAAAAACCTCTCTGAAGGTATAGTTTCGACTAAATTCCTCACAGATCTTGCAATTGCTCGCTCATTCGATAGCACAGGAAGGTCTTTTGTCACTGGATGTGGTGAAAAAGACAAACTGATATCCTTAAATGCTCTTGATTTGCGTTGAATCGCCATTATTAATGCTTTTAGATTTATTTATACCCTATCTTGCATAATCATTCATTACATAATCATTACTATCAAAGTATTCAAGCACCCAAAAGGCAACACAACGTGGATTTTTCGCTCCACAAGTGAATATATCGAACGCAACACAGTTTTTTTCTGGCCAAGTATGACAAGAAAGGTGACTTTCAGCTAAAGAAAGGTTACAAGACACCCCACAAGGTTCAAACTGATGAGTGTGAGTGTTAATAACTTTTACTCCTTCAATTTTACAAGCATCAATACACACTTGTTCTATTTTTTGAGCGTCATTTAACTTTTCAAATGGCACATTATACACTTCAACGAGTAAATGAGTGCCCATGTGTGCATTTTTAACGTGTTTTTTCATCTTTAATGATTCCATAGTCTTCTTCAAGCACCTCTTTTAGGTAATTTTTGTCCCAATGATTGTAATAATCTGTTTTGGCAAGTTTTTTTCTTGCTTCAGTAAGTTCTTTTCGTGGTTGACACAACACTAAGTTGTATTTTCCATTACTTGTTTGGATTCCTTGTATGTATGTCTTAGTTTTTCCATGATCTGCGATAAATTTATACTCAGGATAGATTAAATTGTAGTCATCAACTGCTTCATACAAGAAATTTGACTCAATATTATTTTCTACTATGTAAATTGTAACATCAAATTTAGAATTTGGCACAATTTCAAGTAATTCTTCCTCTTGAATGTTAAAATTAGCACCTGATGCATAAGGACATATTGCAAAATTACCTAATTCTGGTCGAATTTTAGATATTTCTTGTATCCAATGTAAAATATATTTAATCTTCTCGTCTTTCATCGGGTGTTGTCCAGAAATAATCGTCACAATCACCTAATCGACCCCAGTTAACATCGTTCTCAACCTCAAAAATACGTGTTGATACCTTAAAGTCAGGCATTTTAACATCTTGAGGTGTCATTGAGGTGTCAAAGATGCGACATCGGTTATTTGGATAGAGACAATACTGCCCATTTCGCAATTCAATCAGATTAAATGACTTATGTTCATCTGGCATCTCACTTGTTGAAGCATCTATTTGGTCAAAATCACCATGATAGTTATCTAAAGTGCAAATATATTGTCCTTTTTGATTTCCAAAGTGCCTTGTTCGACATTCCCACTCCATCGGAGCAACAAATTGCTTGACTATAACGGTAAAATCATAGTCCATACAATTCCAAAACTGTAAATTAACCAAATCCATATCAGGATCAGGTGTTTTTGGTCGTGAAAGAAATGCAGATATAGGTAATTTATCATACATTGCTCCATATTCGGGTAGATACGTTTCAAAATAGAAAGCACGACCTTGTATTGACTTTGCACAGACCCATAAACCCTCTACAAACTCTCCAAAACCCGATTGAAAGTCCGTCAAATACTCCTTTCGCACCCATATTTTCTTTGTTGGTAGATTTGCAATTAGTTTTGCCATTCGTCGAAGAAGTTAGAAATTTCGTATCCTTG